CGGTTCGGCGAGAAGAAGGCCGGCGTATGAAACGCCTCCACGCCATCCTCCTCATCACCTGGCTAGGCATCTGCATCGCCTGCCTCTGTGCAGGGGAAATGGGGAGAGCGGCTAGACGGTGGTGGAGGAAGAGGCATGATCACCATTACGTCTCCAGACGCAAAGCTCGCTCAAGAGCAGCTTGAGAAGTACGCCAAGCAGATCCCGTTCGCTACTGCGCTGACCCTTACCAATGTGGCCAAGCTGGTACAGAAGGGCGAAGTCTCCGTAATGGAGAAACGATTTGATCGCCCGACCAAGACCACGCTCAACAGCGTATTCGTCAAGCCCGCGCTAAAGACAAGGCTGCAGGCAAAGGTGTGGCTCAAGGACTCGTATGGCTCCGGCATCCCTGCCGACAAGTATCTCCAGGCTCAGGTGTACGGAGGCACACGCTCACGCAAGCGCTTCGAGAAGGCGCTGATACGTAGAGGTCTGATGCGCCCTGATCAGTACGCCATGCCCAACAAGGCGTTCTTCGACCAGTACGGGAACATCAAAGGCCAGCTGGCCATGAAGATCCTGTCAGGCCTAGGAGCTGCAGAGTCGACCGCTGGATCACAGCACAACGCCACCAACAGCAAGCGCAGTAGAAGGAAAGGCAACGCTGACCGTTACTTCGTAGGCGAGGTGGACGGTGAGGCTGGTGTGTGGGAGCGCAAGAAGATCGGAAGGGAGATAGGCGTAAGGCCTGTGTTCATCTTCACCGATGCAGCGCCCAGGTACAGGGTGCGAGTCCCGTTCTTCAAGATCGCAGACAACATCATCAAGGCGCGCTTCGATGAGGAGTTTGCCAAGGCATTTGAGAAGGCGATCGCGACGGCCAAATGATGCACCGTTGTGGTGCAAAAATGGCCTTGCCAGCGCACGCCGGGGCCCCATTGGGTCCTCCTGGGTACCCCATGGGGTTGCGGGTAATTCGCGCCCCGCCTTTTCGCTTCATACGAGCTTTTCCCAGGAGGCGGTTGTTGTTCCGTCATGACCAAATCCGAACCGAAAAAACAGCGCGGCTGGCTCAACAAGAGCGAGATGGCCGCGAGCCTCGGCATTTCCGTCCAGGCCTTCGACAAATGGGGCGTTGAGCCTGTCGAGCGAATCGGACGCGAAGCGTTCTACGACTGCCGGACTGTCCTTGATAACCGACTGGCCCGGGCAGAAGAGAAGTACCAACCGGCTAGCGATGAAGACGCCGACACAGCCAAGCGCCTTGAGCAAGAGCGTCTGCGACTGACTGCAGCCCAAGCCGAAGGCCAGGAGCTGAAGAACGACATCACCAAGCGCAAGTCGGTCCCGACCGAATTTGCCACGTTTGTACTGTCGCGCCTTGCCGCTGAAATCGGGTCACTGCTCGACACGCTGCCGCTGACACTCAAACGCCGCCATCCAGACCTAGAGGTCCGGCACATCGAATCGGTCCAGCGCGAGCTGGCCAAGGCACGCAACCGGGCGGCGACCCTCGATGAACGCCTGCCTGGATTGCTGAATGAATATCTCGACACCGCAGATCAATGAGCTGGCCGGGGCCGTGCGCCTCGGTCTGGTTCCTCTGTCGCGCCCGGTGCCGATGACGCCCGTTGAATGGGCGGATGAGAATTTCTACCTGTCCAGCGAGTCGTCCTATCAGGAAGGCCGCTGGGAGACGCTGCCGTTTCAGGTTGCCATCCTTAACGCGATGGGCAACGACGAGATCCGAACCATCAACGTGATCAAGTCGGCCCGCGTCGGCTATTCGAAGATGCTGCTCGCGGCGTCGGCCTACCAAATCGAGCACAAGCGCAGGAACATCCTGCTGCTGCTGCCAACCGATGGCGCCGCGGCCGGGTTCATGAAGGCTCACGTCGAGACGATGATCCGCGACGTGCCGAGCATCTACGCGCTGGCGCCCTGGTACGGCAAGAAGCACCGCGACAACACGCTGGACACCAAGCGATTCAGCCACAGCAAGCAGCTCTGGTGCCTTGGTGGCGCAGCGGCGAAGAACTACCGCGAAAAGTCGGTCGACACCATCATCTATGACGAGCTGGCCGCATTTGAGCCGGACGTAGAGAAGGAAGGTAGCCCGACATTCCTTGGCGACAAGCGGATTGAGGGTTCTACCTTCCCGAAGTCGATCCGAGGCAGCACCCCGAAGATCAAAGGCACCTGCCAGATCGAGGCGGCGGCGAGCGAATCGCCCCACCTGTTCCGGCTTCATGTGCCATGCCCGCACTGCCAGGCCGAGCAATACCTGAAGTGGGGCGGAAAAGACTGCTCGTTCGGCATCAAGTGGGACGCGGAGAGCCCAGGCAACGCCTGGTACGTCTGCGAACACAACGCCTGCATGGTCCAGCAGCACGAAATGCAGGATCAGCACGCGAAAGGGCGCTGGATCTGCGAGAAAACCGGCATCTGGACGCGCGACGGCCTTGACTATTTCAGCGCCGACGGCGAGGTCATCCCTACGCCTGACTCGGTCACCTTCCATATCTGGACGGCATACAGCCCGTTCACGACGTGGGGGCGCATCGTTCTGGACTTCTACAAGGCCAAGGACGACCGCAACAAGCTGAAGACCTTTATCAACACCACGCTCGGCGAAACCTTCGACGAAGATGATGGCGATAAGGTCGAGTGGGAGACGCTTTACGGTCGCCGCGAGGTGTTCCCGCAGATCCCGGCACGCGCTGTTGCGCTGATGGGCGGCATCGATACCCAGGACGACCGTTACGAGGGTCGTGTGTGGGCGTTCGGCGCTGGCGAGGAGTGTTGGCTGGTCCACCGCTTCATCCTGCACGGCGACCCCGCAAGCGAAGAGCTGCGCCGCAAGGTTGGGCTCGAGATCCACCGGCAATTCATTCGACCCGACGGGCTTCCGATGAAGGTTGACCGTTGGTGCTGGGACTCCGGTGGCCACTACACCGATGAGGTGTATGCCGAAAGCCGCAAGCACGGTGTTACGTGGGTCATCCCGATCCGAGGCGCCAACACCTACGGCAAGCCGATCGCCAACATGCCGCGCACGCGGACCAAGGCGGGCGTCTACCTGACCGAAGTCGGCACCGACAACGCCAAGGAGCTGATCTACAGCCGCCTGCGTCTCGGCGTCGACACGGCGCGCAGCCAGGCCGGCGACATGCAGCCAGGCGCGATCCACTTCCCGGCTAATGACGACATCTGCGACGAGCCGGAGCTGAAGCAGACCACGGCTGAGACTAAGCGACTGAAGATCACTGGTGGCCAGCGGGTGTACCGCTGGGAGGCGAACGGCCGGCGCAACGAGGCGCTGGACTGCTTCGTGTACGCCATGGCCGCGCTACGCATCAGCCAACAGCGGTTTGGCCTGAACCTCGACGCCATCGACCCGGCGTCGCCTGAAACTCAATCAAACGACGAGCGCCCGCGGGTGCAGTCCTCCTACTGGAGAAAGTGATGGCATTCACGCGCGAGCAATACGACACGCTGAAAGCGGCCATCGCAGGCGGCGAGCTGATGGTTCGCTATGCCGACCGCAGCGTCACCTACCGGTCGCTTGACGAGATGATCCGCACGCTTCGGCTGATGGAAATGGATCTCGAACCGCTTCCAGACGCAGGCCCGAGAGGGCGCACCTACACATCCTTCTCCAAGGGCTACTGATATGGGCGTGATCGACACCCTGTTTCCCGGCATGGCCGCGAAACGCGCAGAGTCGCGCCTGAAGAAAGCCAAGGCCGAGGTGGCGACGCAGATGCTCGCGCGCCGGTTCGAGGGTGCGGCAGGCGGGCGGCGCAACGATGGATGGCGCGCAGCTGGCACAGATGCGAACGCCGAGAACGGGCCAGCCCTGACGGTGCTCCGCAATCGTGCGCGCGACATGCGCCGGAACAACCCCTACGCCGAGCGGGCAATCACCGGCATCGCTGACAACGTGATCGGTGCCGGTATCGTCCCGCGGCCAAAGGCCAAAAGCGCGCGATCGAACAAGAAGCTATCCGCGACCTGGGCAGAGTGGGGCGAAACCACGGCCTGCGACGCCGACGGCATCGAGAACTTCTACGGCCTGCAGCACAAGGTCATGGAGACGGTGGCAGAGGCCGGTGAGTGCCTGATACGCCGTCGCCGACGCTTCAGTTCGGACGGCCTGCCGGTCCCGATGCAGCTGCAAGTCATCGAGCCGGACTTTCTCGACGACGCCAAGAGCGCCCGCAACGGTGGAAATCAGATCATCCAGGGTATCGAGTTCGATGCGCTCGGCCGGCGCGTGGCGTACTGGCTGTTTGAAGAGCATCCCGGCGCATCCACTGGCCTGGTGTCGACTCAGTCGAAGCGAGTGCCAGCAGAAGACGTGATTCACGTGTTCATGCCTCGTCGCCCTGGGCAGGCCCGTGGGTATACCTGGCTCGCTCCGGTCATGCAGCGTCTGCGTCACTTCGACGAGATGGAAGACACAGTAATGGAGCAGGCCAAGATTGCCGCCTGCTTCGCCGCGTTTGTCACTCAGGGTGATATGGGAGGCGGAGCCAAGGCGCCTCCCCTGGTTGACCGCATGGAGCCCGGCCTTATCCAGCAACTGGCCATGGGCGAAGACGTCAAGTTCGCCGCGCCGCCGACATTCAACGGGTACAGCACCTATGCCTGGCAGGCACTGCACGCGGTGTCGGTCGGTCTGGGCATTCCTTACGAACTGCTTACCGCCGACCTCAAGGGCGTGAACTTCTCCAGCGGACGCATGGGCTGGCTGCACTTCGCGCGTCGCGTCGATGTGTGGCAGTGGCGAATGATGATCCCGCAGCTGTGCGAACAGGTATGGGGGTGGTTCATCGAGGCGCAAACGCTGATCCCGGGCGGCGTGCTCGAGGAGGCTGGCGCCGAATGGGTGCCGCCACGCCGCGACATGGTCAACCCGGCCGAAGAGGTGGCGGTGCTCAAGGATCGCATGCGCCTCGGCCTGCTCACGCCAGACGACGCGCTGCGCGAGATGGGCTACACGGACCCGGACGATGTACTGGCCCGGTTTGCAACACACCTTGGGAAGGTAGACGCCGCCGGCCTGGTGTTCGACTACGACGCCCGCAAGGTTTCCGCGGCGGGGCAGCAAACAGTCCCGCCACCCACAACCACCGAGAGCACCAACGATGACGGAAGCGACGATCAAGACGCTTGAGACGCCGATGCTCAGCCTGCGCGCTGCCGTGCGGCCTGGCTCAGTGGACATCGAGCAACGCACCGCCGAGTTGACCTGGACCACTGGCGCTAAAGGGCGCCGCTGGTCCTGGGAGGTCGGCAGTTACATGGAGGAGCTGGAAGTCAGCGAGAAGGCCGTCAGGCTGGAACGACTGAACAACGGCGCGCCTCTGCTCAACGCGCACAGCGCCTATGACCTTGACGACGTGATCGGCGTAGTCGAGTGGGCATGGATTGAAGGCAACGAAGGCAAGGCGATTGTCCGCTTCAGCCAGCGGGAGGAGGCCGATGCAATCTTCCGCGACGTGAAGGACGGCATCTTGCGCAACATCTCGGTCGGCTACGCGGTACACCGCTACGAGGTGGCCGAGGAAGAAGACGACAAGCTGCCGACCTACATCGCTCGCGATTGGGAGCCGATGGAGCTGTCGCTGGTGCCGATCGGCTTCGACGACGGCGCCAAGATCCGCAGCGCCAAGACCCCGGCCGATTACCCCGGCCAGCGCTTCAACACGCAATTCGAAATCCGGGAAGCCGAACAGGCCCCCGAGCAACCGGCCGCCGTGGCCACTGAAACCCAAGAGGAAAACGAAATGACCGACGAATCCCGCGCGGCCGATGATCAAAGCCAGGCCGCAATCGAAGCAGAGCGTAAGCGCTGCCTCACCATCCGCAGCATGGCCAAGAAGGTTGGCATTGCCGATGAGTTCGCCGACGACCTGATTGCCCGCGGCATCAGCTCCAACGAAGCCAGCGCTGCAATGATCGACAAGCTGGCCGAGGGCCAGGCTTCCGACCAGCCCAACACCCGCAACGCCCAGCCGACCGTTGTCACCTCCGGTGTCGACGCTTCCGTGGTCGCTGCCAAGCGTGGCGCCATGCAGAACGCTCTGCTCGCTCGCTGCAACCCGAGCGTCAAGCTGGAAGAAAACGCCCGCGAGTTCCGCGGCATGCGTCTGATCGACATGGCTCGCGAGTCCGTCGAGATGGCTGGCGGTAACGCCCGCGGCATGACTCCGCAGGAAATCGCCCGCGCCGCCCTGGGCTGCGACCGCTCCGCTGTCCGTGCAGCTGGCATGCACACCACCAGCGACTTCCCGATCCTGCTGGGCTCGACCGTCAATCGCACCCTGCGCGATGCCTACGCACTGGCTCCGCAGACCTGGCGCCCGCTGGGCCGTCAGACCACCGTGTCAGACTTCCGCGAAGTCAGCCGCGTGGCGCTGGGCGACATCGCCGCGCTGGAGAAGGTCAACGAGCACGGCGAGTACAAGTACGGCTCGCTGGGCGAAGAAGGCGCGCCGCTGAAGGTCGGCAAGTTCGGCAAGATCATCGCCATCACCTGGGAAGCGATCGTGAACGACGACCTGTCGGCCATGACCCGCATTCCCCAGGCGCTGGGCGCTGCTGCTGCTCAGACCGAGTCGGATGTGGTCTGGAACCTGCTGCTGGGTAACCCGAACTTCGTCGACGGTACTCCGGTGTTCCACGCCGACCACGGCAACCTGGCTGCCAGCGGTGGCGCGATCAACACCACTACCCTGGCCGCCGCCCGCGCTGCAATGCGCAAGCAGAAGTCCAAGGCTGGCCACTTCCTGAACCTCGGCCCGGAATACCTGGTTGTTGGTCCGGACAAGGAGCTGGAAGCCTACCAGTTCACCAGCTCCAACTACGTGCCGGCCAAGAACGCCGATATCAACGACAGCCGCAACGCTTCGCTGCAGGTCATCGTCGATGCGCGCATCACCGGCAACCAGTGGTATCTGTACGCCGCTCCGGGCCTGGTCGACACCTTCGAATATGCCTACCTGGAAGGGGAGCAGGGCGTGTTCACCGAAACCCGCGAGGGCTTCGAGGTTGACGGCATGGAGATCAAGGCTCGCCTGGTCTTCGGTGCTGCCTGGATCGACTACCGCGGCGCCTACAAGAACGCTGGCGCCTAACTCGCCGTGACCTGACAAGGGCGCCCATTGCGGCGCCCTCTCTGTTTTCTGTATCCCGAGGAGGGAACGATGAAGAACTTCATTCAACACGGCGACATGATCACCCTCGTGGCCGCCGCCGCCGTCACTTCCGGCCAGCTGGTTCGCGCGAACAGTCTGGTCGGTGTCGCTGCGACCGATGCTGCCATTGGCGACGAAGTCGAGGTCAAGACCTCCGGCGTCTTCGAGGTTGCCAAGACCAGCGCCCAGGCGTGGGAAGTCGGCCAGCCGGTCTACATGATCGCTGCCAGCGGCCTTGCCACCAACGTGGCCGGAACCGGCAATTACCTGATCGGCGTTGCCGTGAAGGCGGCTGCCAACCCGTCCGGCACTGGTGTCGTGCGCCTGAATGGCTCGATGGGCCATCCGGTAACGGCGTAAGGCCATGAGCTGGGCAGCGATGCGCGACCGGATGGACCGGAGCGTGCTGGCCAAGCTGAATGACGGGGTCGCGGAATACCGCGGCCCTGGTCAGCAGCCGCGCAACGTCACGGTAATGATCGAGCGCAATCTGGTGCAGAACGGGCCGGAAGGGCTGTTCCGCTCGGATAGCACCGGCTTCAGCTGGCGCAAGTCTGAACTCGATGGCGTCCAGCGTGGTGGCATCTTCATCTTCGAGAGCTGCCGCTATGTCGTCGAAGACACCATCTCTGACGATGGCTACTTCGTCACCGCGGCCTGCATGGAGTCCCGATGAACATTCTCACCGAGGCGCGTCTGGCTCTTGTGGCCAGGCTGCAGACGATCACGGTTGCCAACGGCTACCGGACGAATGCGGGGCAGAACGTGAAGACGGGCTGGTTCAGCGAGGTTCTAGAGTCGGACGACGTCGGATTTCCGCTGATCTGCGTGCAGAAGGCGAAGGGCGGCGATCCGGTCGAGGGGCCTGGAGTTATCCAGCTTGCGCCCAGCTTCTACGTCATTGGCGCAGTCGATGCCGGCTTGGACGACTACGACGACGCGCTGGAAGACATTGAGCTTGACCTGGTCCGCTGCCTAATCACGCCGAAAGGGCCGCCGATCAGCTGGATGCCGCAAGGCACGGTGCGCGTGTCTCTTTCTACATCCGAGCACTTCCCGCCAGGCAACGGTGAAAGGGCGTCGAGCGTGATGCTCCCGATCCAGCTGGCACTGAACATCCGGCCATAGCGCCAAACCCAAACATCAAGCCCGCCATCGAGCGGGTTTTTTTTCACCCGGAGAAAACTCGCATGGCCAACTATGCATATATGGGCAAGGGCATCGTAAAGCTCGCCCCCGAAGGCGGCGGCACCGCGCGCGACGTGGGCAACGTGTCCGCGCTCAGCTTCAACGTCAACGAAAACATCATCAAGCTGCCGAACTACCGCACCGCTGGCGGCGGCACCTATGCTCAGGTGAACCGCATCGAGTCGGTCGAGTTCACGGCCACGCTGCACGACCTGAGCCCGGAGAACCTGGCGATGGTTCTGTTCGGCACGGTGACCGAGGATGCCGTTAACAACAAGGCCACTATCGAAGCACTGACCACTGGCGCGCAGACCTTCCTGATGACCTTCGAAGGCGTGAACGAGGCGGCCACCGGCAAGACTGTGACCGTGACCGTGCATCGCGCCAAGATCGGTGCCGCTCAAGGCCTCGGCTTCATCGGTGACGAATTCGGCGCGCTGGAGATCACCGGCGAGGTTCTGATTGACACCAGCATCGTGACTGCTGGCCTGTCGCAGTTCTTCAAGGTCGAGATGGACACCATCGCCTAAGCGCCCGAGTCCAAGCCCATCGGATCGGTGGGCTTTGGCGCTGGCGTTTTGCTAGAGTTCTCCTGCACATGGAGGATTCAATATGCAACGCTATTTTCTTGGAATTGCGCTGGCCGCCGTATTTTCGGCTGAGGCCAGTGCTGCCGCCATCTTCAAATGCGTGGACGCTAACGGGAAAGTGACGTTCACGCAGAACCAGAACTGTCCGGAGAACTCCGGTCTTGATGATGTGGTGCGCGCGCACAACCCGACCATTAGCGGATCAAGTGCCCCCGTACAAATGGCCACGCCAGCCACGTCGACCTATTCGGCGGCGCCGCGCGCCAAGTCGCCTAGCAAGGGCGTGGCTGTAGTTGGTGGGAGCACCTCGAGGCCAAGGTGCAATACGGGTTTGTCTGACAGAGACCTGCGCACCGCGAAAGTCCGCGGCGAGATCGTGCCGGGTATGTCTCGCAAGGATGTAGAGAGCATGTACGGCCAGGTGAATCGCAACGGCAGCGCCCGTGGTGCTGGCGGTAGCACGTACTGGAACGACAAATACCTCGACATGACGCATGTCAGCTACGACTCATCAGGCTGCGTCCGGTCCAGCTATCAATCCGGCCACCGAAACTGATCGGCTGCCCATCAACAAGACCCGCTTCGGCGGGTTTTTTATTGCCCGG